AAACTTTTACCCACTTCGGTGGGTATTTTTTTGCCTGCTTAATAAATATTTTTAATTAAACTAGCAAAGTCTATTGTATTTATTTATTAGGTATGGTATAAAGCGCATACGGCATATCACATTGTGACCCGTAATTCAAGTAATCTTGACGAATGGCTGACGTAAATAGCAAGCAACGGCCCGTTATCTGACGGCACACCACAGCACAAAACTTTATTTTAATTCGTTATCAGGAGATACAAAATGAGTATTGCATTATCAAATGCTTTTGTAACCCTCTTTGACGCAGAAGTTAAACAAGCATACCAAGGTAAAGCAATGTTGGTAGGTGCTGTACGTCAGCGTCGTGGAGTTGAAGGTTCTACAGTTAAATTTCCAAAAGTAGGTCGTGGCGTTGCTACACCTCGTATTGGGCAAACAGATGTTACACCATTAAACGTTGGTTTCTCTAACGTTACTTTAACATTGGAAGATTGGATTGCTGCTGAATACAGCGACATTTTCTCACAAGCAAAAGTAAACTTTGATGAGCGTTCAGAGCTTGTTCAAGTGCTAGGTAATGCTATTGGTCGTCGTCAAGACCAATTAGTATTAAGCGCATTGGCAAATTCAGGCACATCACTAACAGTTAGCAATGACATTGGTGGTACTGACACTAACATGAACGTAGCTAAACTTCGTCAAGCTAAAGGCTTGATGGACAAAAACAACGTTCCACCAACAGACCGTCACATTGTTATCCACTCAAATGGCTTGCAATCATTATTGTCAGAAACTGCTGTAACTAGCTCTGACTTTAATACTGTTAAAGCACTTGTTGCTGGCGAACTTGATACATTCTTGGGCTTCCAATTCCATGTATTAGGTGACCGTGCAGAAGGTGGCTTGGCTATTGATGGTTCACTTGACCGTACATGTTTTGCGTTCCACAAAGATGCAATCGGCTATGGCGAAGGCATTGCTCCAAAAACAGAAATCAATTACATCCCAGAAAAAACATCATTCTTGGTTGCATCTATGTTCTCTGCTGGCGCAACTACTATCGACGCAGAAGGTATTGTGTCTATCGTTGCTCGCGAATCTTAAGAGGAGAATAGATAATGGCTTATTCAGCAACTGGTTTTTCAACAATCGCAGCTTCTAAGGGTGGAAATGCTCCAAGTCTTTACTCTTACAAAACTGCTGATACTCAAGCAACTGTAAACACATCTGGTTACTTTAATGCTTTGTCAACAATGCTTTCTATTGGCGACGTAATTTTTGTATATGATACAACTACTCCATCATTAGTGCTTTCTTATGTTCGTGCTAATGCTTCTGGTGTTGTGGATATTGCAGATGGTACAACTGTAAGTGCAACAAATACTGACTAATCAGTATTAAAACTAGCTGCCCTGCTCAAAAGGTGGGGTAGCTTTTATTATATGTAGAGGATAATATGGCATCTGGTGATTCTGGAGTTTCAATCTGTTCTGACGCATTGCTAATGCTAGGGGCAAAGCCAATTTCATCTTTTACTGAAGGCACCGACGAGGCGTCAATTTGTGACCGCCTATACCCAGACATTCGTGACCAAGCTCTAATGATTTACCCTTGGAGCTTCTCATTCAAAAAGACGCAACTTGCGCAATTAGTAACTACCCCAGTAAACGAATACAAGTATGAATATCAAATGCCTGCTGACAGGCTTGGCGCACCACGCGCTGTATATTCATCTAATGGCCTTAATGAAATGCCAATGGTGAACTATCGTATTATGGGTGATAAGTTACTAACCAATGAAACAATCGTGTATGTTGATTATCAATACTACACGCCTGAGACTGAGATGCCTGTATGGTTTATTCAGCTTCTTAAATACTTAGTAGCATGGCATATCTCTATTCCAATTACTGACCAAACAGAAAAGGCTGCATATTGGCAAAGCGTAGCCGTTGGTTCTCCTGGCGAGAATGGTCGTGGCGGTTATATGCGTACAGCAATGAATATTGATGGGCAGAATCAGCCAGCAAATAGCATTAAAGACTTCTCACTAATTTCTGTAAGAGGATAGTAAATGGCTCGTTTTGTTACAATGCAAACGAACTTCACGGCTGGTGAGCTAGACCCTCTTATCCGCGCACGTAATGATTTGAAGTCATACGGCAATGCTTTAGAGAAAGCAACTAATATTGTATGTCAACCTCAAGGTGGTATTACTCGTCGTAGTGGTACACGTTACATTATGTCTTTGCCAAACGCAGGAACAGATTCTGCTGGTAATGGCGTTCGCTTAGTTCCATTTGAGTTCTCTACATCTGATAGCTATATGTTGTGTTTTACGCATAATCGGATGCACATCTTTAAGAATGGCGCGTTAGTTACTAACATTAATGGCTCAGGCAATTCTTATTTAGTTACAAGCATTACATCAGCTATGTTAAACGAATTATGCTGGACACAATCTGCTGATACATTAATTGCCGTTCATCAAGACTTAGCGCCAGTAAAAATTGTGCGAGGCGCAAGTGATTCATCATGGACAGCAACAACTATTACATTTGATAGCGTAGCTAAATATGCGTTTACATTGGGATATAGAAATCCACCAGGAACATTAACGCCATCGATTGTAACGGGGAAGATTACACTTACTGCATCGCAGGCTGTTGTGACTGGCACAGCTCAGGCTGGCTCAACATCCACTACAATTAAATTAGCAGCCGCAGCATCTGCTACTGATGATGCTTACACAGCAATGTATGTCACCATTACTGGCGGTACTGGCTCTGGTCAAACAAAACTTATTACAGATTATGTTGGCTCAACAAAAGTTGCAACAGTAGATTCTGCGTGGACAACAACGCCAGATGCAACTTCAACTTATTCATTGGCTGTATTTAATTCTTTATTAGTAGGCCAATATGTTAATGCTACGCCACAAGGCAGAGCAAAGATTGTGCAATACGTAAGTGGAACAGTAGTCAATGCTGTAACTGAATTTCCATTTTTTGACTTAACAGCAATTCCTAACCAAAACTGGGAAATTGAAAGTGGCTATGAACCTGTGTGGTCAAGCACTCGTGGTTATCCTCGCACCGTAACGTTCCATCAAGGGCGCTTATACTTTGGTGGTAGCACAACTAGACCCTCTACTATTTGGGGTAGCCGTGTAGGTCAGTTCTTTGACTTTGAAGCGTCAGAAGGATTCGCTGATGATGCGGTAGAGGCAACGCTAGACACCAATACATTTAACGCCATTACAGATATTATCTCTGGTCGTGACTTGCAAATCTTTACTACTGGCGGTGAGTTCTATGTGCCACAACAAGGTCTTGAGCCTATTACCCCAGCAACGTTCTTTGTAAACACAGCAGGGCGTAATGGTAGCAAGCCAGGCGTTCGTGTTCAATTGCTAGATGCAGGCACATTATTTATTCAACGTCAGGGCAAAGCATTAAGCGAAGTTTCATTTAGTGATACTCAACTTACGTATATTACTAGCAAGATTTCCTTGTTATCTGGACACCTGCTTAAAAACCCGAAGCGTATGGCATTGCGTAAAGCGGTAGATACTGATGAAAATGACTTGTTACTTATTTCTAATGCTACAGATGGAACAATTGCTGCTTACTCATTATTAAGAGTTGAGAACGTTATTGCCCCATCAGAGTTTATTACTACTGGTGGTGAGTTCTTAGATGTTAGTGTAGACATTACTGATATTTATACTGTAGTGAAGCGCACGATTAATGGTACGGTTCAATACTATGTAGAAAAGTTTGAGGCTGGATTATTAACTGACTGTGCTAAAACAGGTGGAGCAGTATCATCATTATCATTCCCACAATTAGCCGCTAAGACAGTAAATCTTTTACTTGATGGTTTAGTTCAAGCTGATAAAGTTGTTGCGTCTGGTGGCTCTGTAACGCTTCCTAGAGCATCTACTACTAGCTATGAGGTAGGATTGCCAATTAGTATTGAAGCTAGAACAATGCCAGTCGATATTAAACTGCAAACTGGTACGCGAGTTGGCTTTAAGAAACGTATTGTAGAAGTTAATGCGCTAGTATTAGAAACTCAGCACATGAAGATTAATGGTGTTGAAGTTCCGTTTAGAACATTTGACACGGCTGGTATATTAGATACTGATGTACCTGAGTTTACTGGCACTAAAACATTAAACGGTATTCTTGGTTATAGCAACGAAGCTAAGATTACAATTACACAAACATATCCACTCAAGTTTACTTTACTTGGGATGGAGTATAAAGTTGCAGTTCACCAAGGAACTTAATTATGTCATTTGCCGTTCCATTTATTACAGCAGCCGCGCCTTACATTGCAGCAGGCTCTAGCCTTCTCTCTGCGGTTGGCTCTATTAGGCAAGGTCAGCAACAAGCTGAAATGTATCAGCTTCAAGCACAACAGGCCGTATTAAAAGGACAACGTGATGCTTTGCAGTATGAGCAACAAGCAAATGGTGTATTAGATAGGTTACTTCAAACAAATGCTGTAGCTGCGGCTAAAGGCTTTGCTGGTGGTGTGTCAGGATTCTCAGGTTCTGCTAAATTAATTCAAGATGTGAATCAAAAACGTGCTGGCAAGGATG